GGAAGAGATTAAGTTATTTATACAGTATACTTCTAATTTAAACTCAAGAGTAACTATATACTCTGGTAAGTATGTTGTTGATGGTAAAAGTATAATGGGTGTTTTGTCATTAGACTTAGCAAACACATTGATTGTTGTTGTAGAAGATGTGGCAGACGAAGAAAGATTAGCTCACAAACTTAAAGAATTAGGTGTGTTAGTTTAAAACTTAAATAAACTATAAATGTAAAGGAGATACTCAATGAAGGTTATAAAAAGAGACGGAAGAAAAGTCAAATTTGACAAAGATAAGATCAAAATAGCCGTTCTTAAATCTTTTATAGATGTAGATGGAGAAGAAAGTACCTATGCAAAAGATAAAGCCAGAGAGATTGCTAATTATATTGAAAGTCTAGACAAAAATATGAGTGTTGAAGAAATACAAAATATAGTAGAAACGAAATTAATGGCAAGTAATCGTAAAGATGTTGCAAGAGCTTATATTATTTATCGCAATGACAGAAGCAGAATTAGAGAACAAAATAGTAAACTTATGATAGATATAGGAGAAAAACTTACAGCATCCAATGTTCAAAATCAAAATGCTAATATTGATGAAAAGTCTTTTGGTGGAAGAGTCGGAGAAGCAAGTGATACTGTCCTAAAAAAGTATGCTTTAGACAACTGTATGTCTGATATGGCTCGTGAAAATCATCTCAATAATATGATTTATATTCATGATTTAAATAGTTATGCAGTAGGAATGCATAATTGTTTAAGTATTCCATTTGATAAATTACTTGCAAATGGATTTAATACTAGACAAACAGATGTAAGACCTGCTAATAGTATTAACACTGCTTTTCAGTTGATAGCTGTTATCTTTCAGTTACAAAGCTTACAACAATTCGGTGGCGTTTCTGCGACTCACTTAGATTGGACAATGGTTCCTTATGTAAGAAAAAGTTTTATTAAACATTATCAAGATGGTATGAAGTATATTTGCAATGCAAATGCAGAGTTAGATATGACAAAAGATTGGTCAAAGGTTTCTATTGAAAATGATTTTTATAAAAATACTTATCCAAAAGCATATCAATATGCAATGGATATGACAATTAAGGAAACACAACAAGCAGTTGAGGGTATGTATCATAACCTCAATACATTACAATCGAGAAGTGGAAATCAGTTACCATTTACAAGTATTAATTATGGCACTTGTACATTACCTGAAGGACGTATGGTAATAAAAGCATTATTAGAAGGTTCTATTAAAGGTGTTGGTAAATTTCATAAAACATCAATATTTCCTTGTGGAATCTTTCAATGTATGAAAGGGGTAAATCGTAAGCCAGGAGAACCAAACTACGATTTGTTTAAATTGGCATTACAATCTACTGCACAAAGGTTATATCCTAATTATGCTAATGTGGATTGGAGTGGTAATGAAGGATACGATATTGATGATCCTAAGACATATTTTAGTACCATGGGTTAAGAATACACCACAGCTCATATAAAACTCGGTGAACTCAGAAAACTGAGGTGTACATTACACGAACAAGGAATTACAGGAAATGGTAATTAGGTAATGTGCTAACAGGGGAACGCAAGAATCCTGTGCGAAATTAATTGTTAATCTTACTCAAAAGGAGTAGGAATGGTAATACAAGGAAAAAGAATAAAAGAAAATATTGTTTATAGAAAAATATATGGAATATGGAAAAATATGAATGACAGATGCTATAAATCAAATTGTGACTGTTATTCGAATTATGGATCAGTTGGAATAACTGTTTGTGAAAGATGGAGAAACTTAGATAATTTCATAGAAGATGTTGACAAAATTGACGGTTTTGATTTGGAACTAATATTACAAGGAAAATTATCATTAGATAAAGATAAAAAACTTCATAATAATACAATGTATTGTTTAGAAAATTGTACATTTATATCTAAAAAAGAAAATAATAAATATAAACCGCATCAACAAAAAGAAATAATAGGTATCTCTCCAGAAGACAAAATCTATGAATTTAATAATCAGAGTGAGTTTGCTAGATTACATAAATTAAGACAAAGTAGTATTGGTGATTGTTTAAGTGGAAAATGCAAAACTCACAAAGGATGGAGATTTTATTATAAACAAGATTAACAATTATAATCGTTAAGAGACTATCGAAAACATAGCATAAGAGAAATACTTATGTGAAGAAGCGAGTAGAGTACATTTAAGGTGAAATTCCTTATTTGGAAGTGCCGAGCATTTGTTATTTGGTAAAAGAATAATAAATGAAGATATAGTCCGGTAGGCAAAGGCCTATTGTGTAGAACCGCAAATGGATATGATATTAATGGCTTTGGTCAGTTAAAAGATGGTCGAGGTAATATTTGTCCGGTAACAATTATTATGCCAACATTAGCTATGAAGGCTAGAGAATTAGAAGTAGATGCAATAATGGAATCCAACAATGGGGAACCAGAAGCAGATATTGATGTTGTTGAAACATTTATAAATATACTAGATGACAAAATTCATGAAGCAAAAGATATGCTACTTGAAAGGTTTGAATGGATTTGTAGTCAATCATCAGATTCGGCAAAGTTTATGTATGAAAATGGTGTTATGGAAGGATACGATGGTAAAGATATTCATTCTGCATTAAAACATGGAACACTTGCAATTGGTCAATTAGGACTTGCAGAAACCCTTCAAATTCTTATTGGTTGTGACCATACAGAAGAAAAAGGAATGGAGCTTGCAAAGAAAATAGAGCAATTATTCAAAGATAGATGTGTAGAGTTTAAAGAGGAATATAAATTGAATTTTGGAGTGTATTTCACGCCAGCCGAGAATTTATGTTTTACAGCTATGAAGAAGTTCAAGGAAGAGTATGGAGAGATATTAAATGTATCTGATAAGAAATTCTTTACCAATTCAATGCATGTACCCGTATGGAAGAATATGTCGCCATTTGAAAAGATTGATATTGAATCTCAATTAACAGGCTATAGTTCAGCAGGTTGTATTACTTATGTAGAATTACAGTCTTCAGTTAAGAATAATATTGAGGCTTTGGAGACAATTGTAAATTATGCAATGGATAAAGATATACCATATTTTGCAATTAACGTTCCTAATGATATGTGCATGAGTTGTGGTTACTGTGATGATATAAATAACGCTTGTCCTATGTGTGGTGGACAAGAAATAAGAAGACTAAGAAGAGTTACGGGATATCTCACAGGAGACTATACAACTGCATTTAATGAAGGAAAACAACAAGAAGTTGAATTAAGAGTAAAACATTTAAAGGAGTAGTTTTATGGTGTTAGCGACTAACAAATTTAAAATGAAAGATGCAACAAAGCAGAAATTATTTCAAGCTGGGTTTCGCTTTCACTCGTTTAATAAAGACAGTAAAAACAATATATATGTATATACTTTTCCAATACATAAATACTTAAAAAGTACTATGGTTGAATGTGAAATTATAACAGAATGTTGCACCGGAGATACTGTTTTAAATTTCTATGATAAAGTTGCTAAATCAATTTATCGTCCTTTCTATGGTATCAACACTCAACAATATTCAAAGAAATTTTTAAATTCAATGGACAGAAAAGTGAAAAGAAAATTGAAAGGACTTGGTATAGAATGGTCATAACTACAGATAAATGTGAACAGTGTGTATATGGACAAATTGAGGAAGTGTCTAAAGCAAAAATATATATTTGTTGCCAACAAAGAGATAAGAAATATTTTTATGGACAATGTATTTCGTGCGAAGATTTTAAGAAGAAAGGATAATTAAGATGAAAATAAACATTAAAAAATTAAACAACAACGCTGCTATACCAACAAGAGGAAGTAAGTATGCGGCTGGTTATGATTTATATGCTTGCATAGATAAGCCTATAACTATTGCTGCACATTGTACTGAAAAGATTGGCACAGGATTAGCAGTTGAAATTCCAGAAGGATATTTTGGCGCCATCTTTGCAAGAAGTGGTTTAGCAACTAAGCAAGGGTTAAGACCAGCTAATTGTGTGGGTGTGTGTGATAGTGATTATAGAGGAGAATACATAGTTGCATTATACAATGATAGTAACGAAGCTAAATTGATTATGCCTGGAGAACGTATTGCCCAATTATCTGTTATACCATTTTTAGAAGTGGAGTTTAATGAAGTAGAAGAGTTGAATGAGACGGAGCGTGGTGAAGGTGGATTCGGTTCAACAGGTATAAATTAAGGTGTGATATAAATGATAGAGATACCAATTAATTTAAAATTAAACCTTACGATAGAGGAAGCTGTTGCCTATTCTAATATAGGGGAAAATACTTTGCGTGAAGAAATAGTAAAGCCACATTGTCCATTTGTTTTAAAAATCGGCAATCGTAAATTAATCAAGCGTAAAGAATTTGAAGAATGGAACAGTAAACAATATAAATTAAAATAGTTTGCAAAAAAGGATCTCAAGTGATATAATTGAAGCATGAATGAGATCCTTTTTTATTTTTTAAAAGGAGGAATAACTCTTGGGAAAAGATTTAAAAGGAAAAGAATTGGGAGATGGTATTTCACAAAGGGCCGATGGAAGTTATATGGCTCGTTTTACAGACAGGTTTGGCAAAAGAAAAAGTTTTTATTCTGTTAACTTAAAAGAAGTGAAGGCTAAATTAGCCGATGCTATTTATGAGAACAAAAATAGAATGAATTTATCTGATGACACAATCATTTTAGATGACTGGTTTGAAAAATGGCTTAACATTCACAAGTTTAATACAATCAGATTAAACACAAAACGTCACTACATACACGTATATAAAAAACATATTTCACCTAAATTAGGCAAGAGAAAGTTATGTGACATTAATCAATTAATGATAAGAGAAGTGATTAAAGACTTAGTTGAAAATGGGTATCAATTTGAAACTCAGAACAAAGTTAAAATCTTATTAGTTGATATGTTTGACAAAGCAATCATTGATGATTTTGCTCGCAAGAATCCTGCTCGTGGTATTAAGCTTATTAGAGACGAGAGTGAAATAAAAAATATTCGTGTACTAACTGTAGAAGAACAACAAGAGTTTTTTGATTGTTGTAAGGGAACATTTTATGATAATTTGTTTACAGTCGCAATCAACACAGGGTTACGCCCCGGAGAAGTGTGCGCACTAAAATGGGAAGACATTGATTTTGATAAGATGGAGATTTCAGTAGAAAGAACCCTACTATATCAAAAGCTAGAAGGAGATGAACAAAAAACATTTCACTTTGAATTTCCTAAAACAAAACAAAGTAAGCGTAAAGTTCCTATGAATAAAACTTGTGCCATTGCCTTAAAAAAACAAAAATTGCAATCCAATATAGTTAAAGCTAAATCTGTGAAATTCTCATCTGTATCCGATGAATTTAAAGAATTATTATTTACAACAAAGTTTGGAACGCCAATTAATTCAGTTGTATTAAATGATGCAATAAGAAGAATTGTCGATGAAATCAATCTGATTAAAGACCCAATTGAAGCGTTTGAAGAATTTTCTGCACATTGCTTTAGACATACTTTTGCAACAAGATGTTTCGAAAGTGGTATTCAACCAAAGACGGTACAATCCTATTTAGGACACGCTTCTTTGAAAATGACAATGGATTTATACACTCATGTTCTTGATATTAAAAAGCAAGAAGAAATGGATAAATTAGCAGAAACTATGGATAAAATATCAAATGTATCTGAGGATGAATTAGAAGATTTAGTAGATAAAAGATTTAAAGAAGTTGCAGATAAAAATAGCAATATCATTCCATTATTCGGAGTGGTCTAAAATGCTGGTGTATGGCTGGTGTGGTTGAAAAATAATTGGTGTAGTAAAACTCTCAAACCCCTATAAATACTGAGTTTTTTAAATTGAAAAGTGCAGTAATTTATATTCTTATTATGTATATCAGGTAACACCTTACGAATTGTAAGGTGGATGTTCAAAAAAGCCTTTAAACATAAGGAAAATCAAGGGTTGCAAGACTTCAGTAATGATTACTGATTTGATGTAAATTCTTATAAATTCTTACACTTTTTTATGAAATTGGTGTGGAATTGGTGTGGTTCACAAAAGTTGCTGGTGTGGTTAAAAAGGATCTCATTCATATGCATTTAAAATATAAAGTATAACCTAAAGGAGAAATTATTTATGGCTAGAAAACAGAAGAGTGTATATGAAAGAATTGAAGAAACAAAGAATGAAATTAATTTAGCAGAGGAGCGTTTAGCTCAATTCAAATCTCGTTTGGTAGAACTTGAAAATGAGAAAGACGATTTAGAAATGAGACAAACATGGGCCACTATCAAAAGCAATGGTTTAACCGTTGAAGATATTCAAAAACTACTTTTAAAAAATAATAAGCAAACTAAATAGAAGTAAAAAAGGGGACTACTCAAAAGAGTAATCCCCTTAATTTTACACTAATTCTAAATCAGTTTTTTTCATTGTTGCGATTGGTATGCCTAAGAAAGTGATGCCTACTTTATCTCCACTTATGTTACTAACTTTGTAAGTCCTTCCGTAACAGAATGATAATAATGATTTACCATCGTATGTTTTAGCTTTACCAATAATTTTAACGCTATCGCCAACCTTTATTTCTTTAATAACAGGTTTAACAGGTGTAGATTGAGTATTTGCATCCACAACAACAATAACACCATCAAAACCTTTAGCTCTTAATTTTGCTAACATATTATCAGCGTTTTCTTTAATTGAAAAAGCACCAGCTTGTACTTTATACCAACCATCTACTTTAGTAATAAATGCATCGAAGCCAGCAGCTTGGACATTCTTTAGCAATCTTTCGGCATTCTCTTTAACTGAAAATGCACCAAGTTGAACTTTATATATTTTTTGACTTTCGGGTTTTACAACAACTTCTGGTGTATTTAATTTGTCTAATTCTGCCTTGATTTCTTTTCTAAATCCATCCATTGTTAATCCGTGTACTTTCCATAAATGCTCAACATCAGCGTGGTTAGAAGCTACGCCCCTTTTATATCCTTCAGAGTGGGAGATAATAACTCCATCTGCAAGAGGGTTTAAATCATATTGCTTACATAAATATGCAAATAATTCAACAGCAGACTTATAGGTTCTCATGACAGTTTCTCTAGTAATAACACCATCACCAAGTTCTGTCCAAGTTGCACCACCAACATATTTTATTGACGATGGTTCGCACATTTCTACGCCAATATGTGTATTATTAGCTTGTCCACCCGCATGCCAACCTCTATGATTCCAAGGTAGTGTTTGATACACATCACCTGTATAACCATCAATGAAGGCGTGTACACAAGCAGAATTGAAGTTTGGGTCATTCCAATATGAAACAAAAGCCTTAGCATTTGGTTGTGGACAGCCTACACTGTGAATCATTAAACCTTTTACTTCAATCTTTCTACCTTGTTGATAACAAGGGTTTTTTGTTAAAAAACTTTCAATAATATTCATTTTATCATCTCCTTTTAAACAACAAAAAAGACACTCCATAGAGTGCCTTTTTATTAATAATGCTATAATTTTTGTTGATTGTATTGCAAATCAACTTCAGTTTGAATAGTTTCGTTTATGAAATTATACTCAATTGTTATACCTTCTTTATACATTTCTTCGGTGTAATTATTGGTAATCCAATTGCACAACACCTGCGTATATATTTGATTGTATAATTTACTATTCAGTAATGTTTTATATATAATGCATATATCTTCATAAGAATATAGCTCATTCAATTCTCCAGATGCGTGATAAGAAATAAAATCACCACTTTTATAATTCGTTACAAGTCCTGATAAATTTATCTGATCTTCCAACTTATATGTAAATTTCTTCACATCTCCAGAGGTTAGAATGACTTCCTTTGCCATCGTGATAGCTACGCCACAAGCCTTTTTGATGTTCTTGATTATTTTATTTTTAATAGAATCTATTTTGATTGTCTCTTCTGTCAATTTGAAATAATCAATGCTGTTAATTACAGTATGACAATCTACTATTTTATCTGTATCTATCAAGATATTAGGATAATGCTTAACAATGTACTTTCGCATTTCTTCTGTGATTATGCAATGCCTATTATCTGCTAACAATTCTTCTGTTACTTCACTATAATCACCTAATATCTTTCCTTCTTGTGTGAATAATATATATGTGTTCATTTGCATCCTTTCTAATTAACATAGTTATATGTGATTACTGCTGAAAATTCATTGGTTAAATCGTGCCAATCGTGCAATCCTAACCTACCATTGGTGCCAATGTACCCCGAAGCTGATTGTGTATAATCTTCTGATATAATAAAATCAATATAATAGGCTGGTTTTGGTAAGTTCGTTACCATAAGTCCACTATTTTCACCGAATGTGACGCAATCTATATACACTACTGCAAGCTTCAAAGTAGGATGATAATAACATACAACTTCACCACTGCCTGAACTAAGGCTACTTGAATAGGTTAATACCTTTGTGAACCACCCATTAGGTAAGCTATGTTCTGTTGCCAATATAACGTCACCTGATGTTGTAGATACACATATATTACCACTCTCTTCTAATAAGCCTGTTATAATGCCATCTGATGTTGCATACCCATCATGTGTATGACTACTTGTTGCAGCACCTATGTTAGCAGGTGTACAGTAGCTTGTATAATTGCTTGAATCAAGTATTGAATATGTTGTCTGTTGGTCTGCTGTGGCTCGTAATAACCCACCATTAGGTGCACCACCCATATATATGTGACCAAGGACACCATTTGAATTCTTGAAAGACATACCTGCACCATAGGCACTTCCTGCTCTTTCAATAGTTAAAGCACCGAAAGATTCAGTTGATACTGTGCCACCACTTGTTGACAATTTGTCATTCAATGCTGCATTTATAACCTTGTTCTGTACAGGATTTGTACTTGTGTCAGACAATGCACTATCAATAGTAACACCACCTGTGCCAATTAGTTCTTTAAGTTCTAAAAGGCTTGTTTCATCATCTGTGCCATATCCTGCAATTACATCAAGTTCACTCTTTACATCCTTCTTAAAATCTGTATCCATGTGACACACAAATCCTGAGCCAGTAGCAGTACTTCCTAAAGTAAAACCAGTATCCTCATAATACGACAACAATACACCTGTAGATGTTAAATCTAAATATAATGGTGTCGAATTACCAAAGAAGTCAGTTGCAATTAGTTTAACTACATAGTTACTATCTGTTAATATCTTGTCTGTCCAACAAGTCTTAGCAACTCCACTAACCAATGCTTCTTCATCACCACAATTTGTTTTAGATGTTCCATAAGTGGCTTGTAAGGTACATGCATTCTTACCATTACAAGAACTATAAATAGCAGTGGCTTGAACCAATGCACTTGTACCTTCATCACTAACTGCCCCAGATGAATTGCATCTTAGAACACTTGCATTAGATACAGATGGTACATTATAAGCATATAGGGTAATTGGAACAATCTCTTCGGCTAGATTCCCTCTACTATCAGTAACCTTAACAGTAAAGTTGATAGTTTCACTTTCTGAAGATGTTGTTTTATACAAAACACCCGTTGTTAAAGTGTTTGTATTAGAAGAGTATCCTGCGCCAGATATATAATAGGTACTTATAGAACTTCCATATGTTCCTGTAGCACTAGCAGATATTTTAATCTTAGATTTACCATTAACATAAATACCCCACGAACTAGGCACAACAGAATCTGCTTGAGATATACTTGTGTGTACTGTTGGTTTAACAGTTTTAGGGACTGTTAAGGTTATAGTACAAGATTTTGTATCTCCTATTTTTGTACCTGAACTATTATAAGTTTCGCAAGAAATAGTACATATAGCAGATGAGACATTAGGTATCATAGGAGCAAATGTTTCAACTTTTGGAGTCCAAGGATGCTCGGCACCAACATTTGTAGCAATAGTATCACTATGTCCATTAAAACTATATTTAAGTGTATGAGTGTATGTGTTATTTGTTCTATTGGTATTAATTGTCACTGACGAACCCATTTCTAAAGTGCTTGTTGAAACTGTTGGAATAGAAGGGTTATTTGCAACAACTGTAATTTTATCTAATGTTACTGTATTATATACCGAAAATGCATTTACGGTATGAGTAGTTGTAGTACCCTCATCATCGTCAGATGTAAATGTGAATCCAGCCATATAAAAACTTATTGTCCCAGATTTTGTACCATCTGAATTATGGTATACACGATATGTTCGACTAGCTAATGTATATACACCGCCACTAGCAGATGCATAATTTGTAGTTCCATGATAAGTCGAAGCCGAATCAATACATAAAAGAGAGTATGCCTTACTTCTAAGATTATGAGCATATGTAACTGTCGGAACTGTTACGCTTACTGTAACATCAGAATAATTATTAGTAGTATTGGCTACACTACTCCAATTAACAGTTATTGTACCTAAAGACAAACCCGAAGTGCTATAAACAGCACTACTAAAACTTCCATTAGCCATATGTTATACACCTCCCCTTATATATTTTACATTTAATCCATTTGCTGTTTTTTCATATAAATAATTTCCGAGTATAAATCTATCTTCCACTTGTGCACTTGTAATATTCATAGTTTTATTACTTATGTAAGCAACCTTATCATCACCATCTAAAAATGCTAATTCTGTTTCTGTTAATTGCGTTTTAAACGAACTTTCACTATTTCCCAATATAAGTCCATCTTCAGTAAATTGCATATGTTTATTTATATTTGTCGAAAGTCCATCAACATCGGTTTGAACTGTAGTTATATCGACTTTAAAACCACTTACATCGCCCTCTAATTTTCCAACACGTTGTATAACACTTTCTGTCTGTTCAGAAATAATATTATCAACATCATCTTTGGTTGTATAATTCTTACTCCAAATTTGATTGATTCCGTCAGCATTTAAAGAAATCGCCGCTTGTTGAGTTTCGATTGCCTTATTAAGAGAAGTATTAACATCATCAATATTCTTTTTTAATTCATCGTAGTTAGTAGTAACAGTTTCACCAACTTCAATTTTAAAACCATCTACCGTTTGTTCTAAATCACTATATTTTTTAAGTAAAGCTTCGGTATTTTGATTATTATTAGCGTTAGCATTAGCCAATGCTTGTCCGTCTGTTGTATTCCTATAATACTCAACATACATAAGAGCATTATCTGTGGCAGACACGACAGTAGTAGGGTTGTAAGTTTGTAATGCTCTGTATTGAGCCATTTCATCTTCGGTTAGTGGAATTTCAATCGGTGTGGCAAGTTCGTAAATTAAATACACATCACTCATAGCAGATTTAAAAGACGTAGCGTCCGTATAATCTTTATCCACTATATGAATAACTCCGTTTTGATTGATTGATATTCTTTTATCATTAACCTCACTCCAAGTATTTTGTGCATAGTCTACTCTGTAATGTGTACAAAGTAAATTAGCCAAACTCCACGCACTATCAGTATGCTTTGCATTTAATGGGTTTGCTTGAAATCTTGAGCCTGATACACTCCAATTCAAAGTACCTAAATCAATAACGCCAACTCTCTGTATCAACACACCTCTGGCTAAGTCTACTTCATCCTTAACATCGCCTACACTGTTTAAGCCATTTTGAATTTTAAATAAGGCTTGTGTTTCTCCGTATTTATCTTGTGGGGAATAACTAATAACAATGTTTTGGTAATTAACTACGGACTTATCAAGATTCGCTCTTATATAGTAACAATTGCTTGGCGTTGTCACATCAAAGTAGTTTGTACCTAAATAAGTCGATATATATTTCTTGTCTTTATCATAGTAGAACAATCTTACATTTCTTGTAGTAGAAATGTCGAAACCATACACATATAATTTACTATTAGGAGTGACTTTCATATAGTTTGTTCTATACAAGGTGTCACTCGGCATATCTGTTCCATCCGTAGTGTAAGCTCCACCCATTTCTACATATCTAACAAGATTTACTGTACTGTTAACCAATATTTTATATTTTCCGCTTGTTTCATCATATGTTCCAACACTCTCAATTTCACTTGAAAATTCTGGACTGGGGCTTACTCCATATTGTTCATATTCAGTAGAAGCAGAACCTTCTTCTATTTGAATATCAATATTACTAAATAAATTTGTAAATCTTTCATCATTTCCGTATAAAGCGGCTAAATAAATCTTTCCACTTTCTCCAGTTGTGAAAGTTAGTGTTTTTTTATTCAATATTGGTTCGTTATAGCCATTATTAACATAAAACAATGTATTAGTAGTATCTTCATATAAATAAAATTGTAAATTAAATGCTCTATTTGCAGATATATTATTAGCAAATCTGGTTATTGTATATTCTGTATTTGGTAGTAAATCTATTGTTGTAGTGTACCAATTTACTCCTATATTGCTATTAGATGTATAATTAGAACCTTTTTTTGCTCTTTCTTCATCAAACTTGTTCTTACCACTTCTTGTTTTTTGTGTACTTCTACCATAAATATTCATACCAATATAACCACCATCAGCACTATCGGTAAGGACTATAGGAGAAGAAGCAGTAGTAGAATTAGTATTATTTTCAACCTCTAACCCCTCAATAGCTTTTTCAACTTCTTCTTGAATTTGTTCACTAAAAGAAGCATCAATACCATCCTTAGTAATTCTAAAACTACCGTTTTCATTGGTGATTTCCATATTTTCACCAATAATCCATTTACCAAGTAAGTATTCTGCATTAATACCATAACCAATAGTTCCATCAGGTAATATTAATCTACCAATGGCAGTTTTAATGTCTTCCCAATTATTATCTGTAAACACAATATTATTAGATGTAATCCATATCTGTTCAGGGTCAACTTTGTTAGTATCAGGATTAATTCTTCTTCCCTTAAGACCAGATTCTGTTATTTCCATAGATTGTCCATCACTTGCTTTGACTGCATTGAGTGTTAAGTCTAAACTAGATTGCATGAAAGAATTCATTCTATCAAGGCTACCACTATTAACTGCTTTGCCATATTTACTTCTTTCATAGGTAAGCGTAGAAGCAGCATTAGATACATTTGCTTGCCAATCTTTAAACAAAGCTTGTGCATCGGAAGTTCTATATTTATTGCCCAATGTAAGAGCAACAGTCTTATCTTCATAATTAACATCAATTTTAAGCAATACATAGGTAACAATATTATCATCATCCAATGCGATATCAATTAAACAACCTGTCTCTAACTGTTCTGTATAATCGGCAAATTCCTTTTGGAATATAAAGTTGTTAGTATCAATTGTTAGTTCTTCGGCAGGATATCCTAAATTTTCGGATACCTCTTTACCCTTGTCATATAATTGCTTAATAATATCGTATTCTTCAGCATAAGTCATGTTCTCAGTAATGTTAAGATTGTCTTCGACATAACTTGATTCATATATATATGCATCTAATTCTTTAATCTCATCTACAGTAAAGTTCGTTTCAAAACTACAATCTGCATAGATAGTATTAAATCTTTCCTGTAGAGTATTAATCTCAGCTTCTTTATTATTTTTATTTGTATTATATTGCTCCAACAAACTTCTTTGCTCTGTTATAAGAGTATTTAAAGAAACTATAGATTCTTCATTAATACTGTCTACGCCCATTTGTTTCTCGTAAAGAGTAATCTTTTCGTTAGCAGTATTAATATCTGTTTGGATACTTTGTAACTCTGTCATAAGAGTAGCGAGAGAGTTACGATTAGTTTCCATCTCTGGTTCATAAGTCTTTATCTTATTTTCCCATATAGTAAGCTTATTTCTTAAACTTTCGCTCATCCAAGGCTTGTAATATGAGAAATTATATAAAGTAGCAGTACCGAGTGGATTTAATGAATTTATAGTAATATCATCTTCACCATAAATAGAGATAGCAGTATATATATTTTCAACCTTTGTGTTGGTCTTTATACTTGATATAACGTCTTCTCTACTTAGGCAGATTGTTGTTTTCTTAATGTAATTATTCTTATCATATACATAAATCTCTTTAGTCTTAATATCAAATTCAAAGATGCATTCATAAGACTCTTCGCAATCTTCCATTAAGAAAGCGTATAAGGTAGTGTCTGGCTCATCAAAAGTACGCCATCTCTCTGCTACAGCATCATCAATGTGTGCAATACTCCAGCGTGGAAGAGATTGCATAATCTCGTCCATAAGACCTCTTTTTTCATTACCTTCTTCGTCTGTAAAAGTTCCGTAAAATTTATATGTACCCTTGAAATAATTAAGTTTTTTATAACTTAATTCGTGTTCGCAAGATAGAAGAGTAAGAGATTTATATTCACCTTCATCATCCTTGTAATCTTCGCAAGCAGTAATAATAAAATAACCTCTATCTTCGACATATAACTGTCTTTTTACTTCAACAGCATCATATGTTTCGGTGAGGTTATCTATTTTATATATTGTACAAGACATTTCAGACACGGCATTAAACTCAGGAGATATATTAATATCTCTAACTTCAACAAAGTCTATAAATTCATCGGATGGTTGTCTTAAAGACACTACTAAATCATCATAATTGTTATAAGTGTCAAATTTAGCTATCATTAGTTAATCACCTTTCCAATCTTATAATTAAAAGTAAGTTCAGAGATATCTCCAACAATTCCTATGTTATTTGTTCCTTGCATCAATCTAGGGAATTTTTTGTTAAATGATTCATATAAAGGCTCCCTATTTTTTAGAAGAGAGGTGATTGTTTTTGGGAAAGAAGATATAGTTATAGTGTCATTTGGTAACGCATCAGTAATAGATATAAGTCTATTATTATCTGATACATTCTGAACAACAATATCTCCACCAGTTTCTCCTGTCTTAATAATAAGAGTAGGATATGTATATTCCCTAACGTCTGTATTATTTTCTAAATTTACAGTATTAACTAATTCATCATAGGTATATGTTGTAGAAACTTCTGACCATTTAAATACAGAATCTGCTTTTAATGTAGCTTTAATTCCATATATTCCGTATCCTTCTTCGCCAAAAAGTTGTATCTTTTCTGCATCTGTAAAAATACAATTTATGTATTCGTCTGACCAAGAGTTCAGTTTAAATTTTGCAAAATTAGATCTATTTAAAAGCCAATTACAAATTTCATTAAACTTGTCATCGAGTTTTGTATATGGCGAAAGAAATTCAACTTCATATTCAAAACTCTTTTCATATTTTATTTCTTGCATTTTATGTTGTGGTGATTTAGCATTTCTATATGTTGTATATTCAAAACCACCACCTACTTCTTGATTGATTGTTGTATCAATAGAAGCTAAAATAAGTTCGTATTCTTCAGAAGAAACATTATTATAAGTAAAATAATCTGCGTTACAATTTATCAAAATAGTCACCCCGTTTTCTTTTTTTTATGCAATTAAAAATGCTACATAGCCGTATTGCAGACTATGTAGCATAATATTTTATCTGCCAGATTTTAATCTGGATTTGTTAATTGATGTGAATACATCGTTTACTATGTCTTTTCTAAACTTATTCAGGTCAGCCATAGTTAAATCTCCCATATTACCATTTATATTAATATCTCCAATTGATATAATATTTTGTGGTTGTATACCTGCAAAAGCAGGAGTAGAGATAGGGTTAAAACTCTTTTGAACTAAGTAAGACCCCATATCTATAAGTTCCTGTAAATTAGGAAGCACATTTGCTAGTTTTGGCAATGCTTCTAAAACAGGTTGTGTTTGATGTTCATTAAGAACAAGTTCTTTTTGATGTAAGTACGCAAGACCCTCATCGTTTCCAGTATATCCACCCGTCTTAAATGGAATAATAAGTTTTTGACCTGGAACAATAAGATTGCTATCATCAATATTATTATAATCACGAATCTTTTCCCATTCAGTTCCTTGACCATAATAATCTCTTGCAATACTCCATAAACTTTCACCCTTTTGAACAATATGCTCTTTTGGCTTTTTGTTTGAGGTATTAGAAGTAGTAGGAGTAGTGTCTTTATTGTCTGTGCCAGTACCTGAGCCAGAACCAGTAGTGTTAGAACCACTGTTGGTGCCAGTTTTACCCGGAACATTAACTATCTGATTCATAATATTAGAATCGGTAAGCTTATTATCTACTTCTGTCTCTTTAAGTCTTTCATAGAGTTCTGCAACAGTTTCAAGTTCGCCCTTGAAATTACCTAATGCAGTTTGAGCCTTTTCCCATTTGTCACGAACATCTGCATCAATAGTAGAGCCAAATTCTTTATTCCAAGAAATAAGCCTATCATATAGAGTATCGGACTCTTCCTGCATCATGCGGTTTGCTTCTTTGATTAAATATTCTTCGTTATCAAGTAACTCTTGAATCTTATCAATTTCAGCTTGTGTTTTTTCATCGTAGGCTTCGGCTTCTTTATCAAGACGCTCTATTTCCTGTTCATATTCATAGTCTGTAATATAATCAGAAAGTTCCTTTTGTGCGTCAACCAACTCTTCTTGAAGTTCTCTAAGCTTCTTTTGAGCAGCGGCAGAATTATCATATTTCAAAGCATCAATTTGTAACTGAATATCAGTAACAGCTTTATTCTTTTCATTTAATTCTTCTTCGTGGTCAGCTTCATCTTTCATTAACTCAATAATTTCTTTACGAGCTTCGATTTCCTCATTGAACTTTTCACGCTTTTCTTCAAGAGCCTCTATTTCAGCTTCCATAGTCTGCTTGATCATATCAATGGTCATATCACGAAGATCTTTAATATCAGATATAGCGTCTGATTGTAAACCTCTTAAACCTTTATATACTTCTTCTTCATATTGACGATATTCGTCAAGATATTCTTCACGATTAGCAAAGTATTTTTGATTAAGACTATCAAGAGTAGCATAGTACTGAGCTTGAGTAATCTCATCCATTTCAAGCATGTGCTTTAATGTTGCGAAATATGTGTTAAATTCTTCTTTCCAAGAATCAGTAGAAGATGAACCTTTATCAGAAACATTTTCCCATTTAGAATCTTCTTTTTGAATATCTGTAGGGTCATATACAAGTTTATTTAATTCTTCTATCGCCTTATTATATCTGTCGGCTTCAGCTTGAATTTTATCTAAATATTCTTTGAATGCTAATTCTAAACCTTCTGCATCATCTGCATCATTAGTAAATGAACCACCATCAAAAACGCTAGTATCAATTTTGTATAAACCAGTTGTTTCGTCCTTAATAAGTTTTGCATATCTATCTAAATCAATACCATACTTATTTAATAAATTATTCTTTTGACTGAATACTGCGTTTTGTTCGTCTTCTAAAAGTTTAAGGAAAGTTGTTTGTAATTCGGTTTTTGCTTGGGTAAGATTTTTCCAACTCTTAAAATCATCGCTATAAAGAGTTTTTAATTTATCAAAGACTTCTGGATACTTATCTTTCATTGAATTCCAATAAATATCATCTGCCTCAGTCTTTGCTTTAAGTTCCGCTAAATACTCATCTCTGTCTGAGTTATAAGCACTTTCTAATTCAGCAAATAATTCTTCTTCAGAAATTAAACCTAATCTGTATCTATAAGCTGCTTCATTAAGTTCTGGATATAACTCTACCATCTTCGTTAAAGTATCAAGAGATACCTTACCATTAGATTCTATTTCTTCATTTGCAGAGAATACTATATCGGCACCATCTTTCAGCTTTGAATAAGCTTTATTGATTTCTTCAAATAAAGATGAATAATTCTTTTTAGACTTAGACGTTCCCTCTTTAATTTGTCTCTTGAGCCATTCGTGGAATTCTTCTTCTGAATAACTAAGTGCCTCAATTAATGAATTTACATCAATGCCTTTATTTGCTACAAATTCTTTAAAGAGTTCAAGATATTCATTAGCAACTTCTTCATTGCCTGTATCTGTGGCTTCTGAATAAGCTTTATAATACTCACGTAACTGAGATTCTTGTTCTATGTCCCCACCTGTTAAAGAATTTATCCAATCATTTTTATCTTTTGATTTCTGATTGAATTGACGAATGCGTTTTTGCATCTCAGAATCTTTTAAGATATAACCTTTTTCTTCGTCTGAATACTTATCCCAATACTCTTTTGGAATTTGTTCAAGAACTGTTTGTTGTTCTTCTGTGAACACTTTTCCAATATCATTTAAATAAGATAACAGAGAATCAATATTACCTTGGAAATATTGATTAGCTATAGCTTGTAGATTGCTAAGAGCTTGTTTTTTATCGAAAGTCTCTGTATTATAATCAAAACTCTTTAAATCTTCAATACTATATTCTTGTAACGTTTGTAAATCTTTAGATAATGCATCATTAATTCCTACAGAATATTGTCCGACCAACCCTTTTCTATTTATACTTGAATTAATCTTTAAGGCATTTTCAAAATCAAAAACATTTAATTCATTAGTTAATTTAGGGTACATCTGTTCAAAATAATCCTGAACTGAACTAGAAGTATTTTTTATTGCTGTGCTGATTGATGTAAGCAAATCGTTTTTAGCATCTTCAATTGTTTTACGATCTCCGCCCTCTATAGCAGTGTCATAAGCAACTTTCTTAAATTCTATATCATCATAATAAGCCTTATAAGTTTCATTAGGTTCGATTTGCTCATAATAAACGGTCTGATTATGAAGTTCGCCATATGCATCTATATAAGCATCAATATTCGATTTTGCATCTTCTAATGATTTAGTAAATCCTTTGCTTAATGACATCTTAGAAGATAATGATTTAATATTTTCAAGAGCGCTTTGTACATCGTACATCGTACCAGATAATACCACACCCTCATCTGTAACTTTTACCATTTCAGGATAAAGAGAAGCTATCACACTATCCTCTATAGACCCTTCTAATGTTACAGAATAATTTTCCATAGTATTCTGCAAATCTTCTAAAGGAGTTGTTTGAGAATAACTAAAGGCTCCACTGCTTCCGCTTATAATATATTGCATAGCTTTGCCTATAACAGGTATATCTTTAGTTGAGTTAATTATATTATTTTCAATAGATACCATTCCATCACCAATACCAATGATAGATTGTTCTATATTTTTCATAAGCGACGATGTAGAACTACCTAAACCTAATGATGTTAAGATATTATTTATTCCCCTGCCAGATCTATCCATTAAGCCTTCATCATTATATTCATATTTGAGTTGGTCATATTTCTTCTTTGTTAGTTCATCTAACGCATCTACTTGCCCTTTAATGGCATCGGTAGTAGCATTAATTACATCCATTTCTGAGCCAAACTTCTCAATGATTTCATCTTGAACATTCATTAAATCAACACGAGCTTGTCCGATTTCCTCGAAAGTAGAAGATTCATCATTAATTACCTTATTAAGTTCTGTAATTTTTTCTTTA